GAAGTCTGGAAAAAATTAGATGAATTATTAATGCGAACATATACCCACGAATCAGGCGCAGAAATGCACATATTATCGATGGGAGTGGATACAGGAGGACATAAAACACAGGCAGTATATAATTATTGCCGGTCGAGATCGCCTATCGTTTTTGCACTGAAAGGCGCAACCGCGCAAGGAAAGCCCGTAATCAGCACAGCATCAAGGCAAGATGTGAATTTCAAAGGTGAAAAAGTAAAAAATGGTGTGAGCCTGTGGAGTATCGGCACAGATGTAGCGAAAGGCACTATTTATAATAGATTGAAATTGACAGAGCAAGGGCATGGATTTGTTCATTTCCCCATCGGCCTAAATGATGAATTTTATAAGCAATTAACAGCGGAAAAATTAATAACGAAATATAATAAACAGGGCTTCCAGGTTCAGGAATGGATGAAAACCAGGGAGCGCAATGATGTTTTAGACTGTTTTGTATATTGCTATGCCGCAGCCTTGAAAGCTGGCCTGGCTCACCGGGATTGGGATGCGATAGAAGCAGACCACCGGCAGGTGGCAAGCGGGAATCCTCCACAGCCTAAAAAACCAGCTAACCGAAGAATAAGGAGTAAGGGCTTATTGTGATAAAATCCGGATTATTGGACGGAAAAAATGAGATAAGCAAATTCCTAAATAATGCCAGTGAATATAAGCTAAAAAAATATGTGAATGCTGGAATGCCGGTTTTAATCGAGGATAACAGATGGTTGGCACATGCTGATAATATAGAAGAATTTTTTAAGCGGTACACAAGAGTTAAACCACAAAATTTAAGATAACATTTAAAATACACAATTTAATATGAGCCTCCTAAGAAAAATCTTAGGAGGCTTTTTTTGTTTTAGATCGTACTTATTCCATGTCAAACAAAATAGCCGGTGAATAAGCATATTAAAAGTACCGAAAAAAGCATGAACAATCAGCTATTTGTATAAATAGAAAATTGTCATGTTATGATGTTTTAAAAAATAAAGGAGAAAAATGGCAGGAATTTCATTATCGCAGGCTCAATTATTATTAGATGCAGCAATAACAGCATATCAGGCGGCGTTGACTTCTCAGGAATATAGCAAGGGAGATCGGCGGCTGGTCCGAGCTGAATTGAAACAATTATCGGGTGAAGTTTCACGGTGGGATCGAGAAGTTAAGCGTTTGGCCGGTGGCGGTATAAAAATTATAGGTGCGACTCCATGTTAAAAGAGGTCACGCATAAAAAACAAAAGGATAAAGTCAGTTTTTTTGATAAGGCGGTTTCTTTCGTCTCCCCTGCCTATGCCGTGAAAAGGGCAAAATCTAAATTACAATTGGAAATGTTAAACAGTTATGAGGGAGCAAGCAAGTCGAAAAGAAGTTTAAAAGAATGGTCGACATTAGGAAACGATGCAGATTCGGACGTTTTGCCAGACCTGGAAACATTACGTGAACGCAGCCGGGATTTAATACGCAATAATCCTCTTGCCACCGGCGCGATAAAAACAAAAGTCACAAATGTTGTGGGGACCGGCCTTAAACTGCAATCAAGAGTTGACCGGACTTTCCTAAAACTCACGGACGAGCAAGCAGATGAATGGGAATCAGCAACAGAACGGGAATGGCGGAATTTTTGGGACACAAAAGAGGTTGACGCAGCGAGAACGTTAACGGGCAATGCGATCACAAGGCAAGCATATCAGCAAGTAAAAGAAAATGGAGATGTTTTTATTCTCTTGCCGCATGTTGATCGAAAAGGCGTTTTATATAATCTCAAGGTTCAAATTATTGAGGCAGACAGAGTTTCAAATCAAAATTTTCAAGCTGATTCTGATTTAATTGCCGGTGGGATCGAAAAAGATGAATATGGTGCTCCTGTAAAATATCACATTTTAAAAAATCATCCTGGATCAATCGATGCTGAGCAGTCTTGGAAAACAGTCGACGCTTTTGGGGCTAAAACAGGGCTGAGAAACATAATTCATTTATACAATCCAACCAGGCCAGGGCAGTCCAGAGGTGTTCCAGATTTAGCCCCAGTAATCGAAATTTTAAAACAGCTTGGAAGGTATACAGCAGCCGAAATTAATGCAGCAGTAGTTTCCGCTGCCTTTACCGTTTTCATAGAAACTGAAGATGGGAATGGCAGCTTTGACTATTCTAATTTAGGCGACGAAGTTAAACATTCGGCACCAGATAAGGATTTAAAATTGGGAAACGGATTAATTATGAGTTTGGCCTCCGGCGAAAAAGTACACGACTCCAACCCAGGGCGGCCAAATACAGCGTTTGACCCTTTTGTGTTAGCCCTTTTGCGACAAATTGGTGTTGCTTTAGAATTACCTTTTGAAATACTTGTGAAACATTTTACGGCATCTTATTCAGCAGCCAGGGCAGCTTTACTTGAATTATGGAAATACGTTTTGTCTGAAAGACAGTGGTTGACCGATAATTTCTTAAAATTGGTTTATGAGGTCTGGATGTATGAGGCCGTTGTCACCGGACGCATTGCCGCTCCTGGGTTTTTAGCTGATCCAGCTATAAAAATGGCTTATCTTGGGTGTGAATTTATCGGCCCCACGAAAGGTCAAATCGATGAATTAAAAGAAGTCAGGGCAGCAGATGAAAGGGTATCCGCAGGTTTTTCAACAATTGCAACAGAAACAGCGCAACTAACCGGCGGAGATTGGGACAAAAATCATAAACAGCAGACAAAAGAGCGCAAGAAACGCTTGGAGGATGGGCTAATTGTTGAAGCTGAAATAATAGAGGGAGAAAACGAAAATGGGCAATAAATGTACAGAGTTATCTTTTGTAGCACCTGTATTTTTAGAAGGGGAATCAGAAGAAAATTTTTTAATCGAGGCGTACACAGGCGCATTGCTTGAAAGATGGTGGGGCGATTTAGCCATTGACGTTTCTGGAATTGCCGCAAAACAAAACATACCGATATTGCTGAATCACGACACATCACAAATCGTTGGTTTTTCGCAGAAAGCATATACAGAAAAAAACAGTTTTTTTGTAAACGGCAAATTTTCAGAAGTAACAGCAGCAGCAAAAGAGGCTAAAGGCTTATCAATTGAGGGCTTTCCATGGCAAGCTAGCGTGGGCATAAGGCCAATAAAAACTATGTCCCTTGAAAAAGATGGGGAAACAACCGTCAACGGGCTTAAGATTAACGGCCCCGCAGAGATATGGCTTGAATCAGAAGTTTTTGAAACATCATTCGTCCCACTCGGCGCAGATTCAAACACAAAAATCACAACATTTGAAAGAATAAAAGAAATCGAAAAACCACAACCAAAAGAGGAAAGAATTATGGATATTACAAGGGAAAGTTTGGGGAAAGAGGCTCCTGATCTGCTTAAAGCCATTTGTGATGAAGCGATGGTAAAAGGCGCAGCAACAGAGCTTTCAAGAATCAAAGATGTCATGGGAAGCGGCCTCCCTGGGCATGATGCGTTAATCGAAAAATTGGCTTTTGATGGGAAAACAACCGGAGCAGAAGCAGCACAGCAAGTAATTCTTGCAGAAAGAAGCTTAAGGGCTAACGCAGAAGAAAACCTAAAAGCTGACAATATTCTCCCCGTTCCGCATGTTGTCCCGCCTGTAATTGAAGCCCTTGAGGAAAAAGAAATTACAAAAGATGGCTTTGAAAAATCAAAAGAATTAAAAGCGGAGTTCGGAGATTGGGAAACATTCGAGGCTTACAACAGTGCAATGGATACAGGCATTGTGAAAGTTATTTCAAACGGGGGTAAAAAATAATGACAACCTTGGCAACAGATACAGCGAGAACATACGAATTAGGGGAGCGCAACGAGTTTGCGGTTATCGCCTCAGATATAATTTATGAAGGTGCGGCGGTCGGGATTGTAACAGCGTCCGGACATGCAAGACCGTTAACCAACGTTGACAAATTCGCAGGTTTCGCAGAGAAACAAGCAGACAATTCAGCAGGTGCTGCAGCTGCTATTAACGTGAGAACTGTAAAATCCGGTTCGGTAAAACTGGCAATAACAGGTGCGGTTATCACAGATATAAACCAGCCTGTTTATGCCCAAGATGATAACGCTTTTTCTTTCATAAAAACTTCCGGTGTTTTTATCGGATTTATGCGGAGATTTGATTCTTCCGGGTATGGGATCGTTGAATTTAACGCAGGTGTTCTGATTGATCCGCACGAGGGCTTAACCGCTGAAACATTGTCTGCGAATAAAACGCTTGATGCCCTGGACACCGGGAAAGTTTTTTTTGTTGATACGGATGCTTTTACAATCACTTTGCCAGCAGTTGCGAAAATGAGTTTCAGGATTGTGAACGGGGCAGCCTTCGGAGTCGCAATTATGACAATCAGCCCGAATGCAAATGATAGCATCCAGGCGACAGATTTGGCGGCAGTAGACGACAAGGACTTGATAAACACAAAAGCAACAGCGAACAGGGGAGATCAGGTTGACATTGGATATGGCGATGCAACCGGATGGGACGCTTCAAAAATGATCGGAACCTGGGCAGTGGAGGCATAAAAATGGATAGAATAACAGAACGTCAGGTAATAGGGACTTTTTATAAAACTCTCAATCAGGATGTTGGAGCGGCTTGGATTAACAGCGTTTCAAACCTTTTCCAGTCCGACCAGGCATCTGAGGAATACGCATGGTTGGGGCAGTCTCCGCAAATGCGTGAATGGATAGGCGGGCGTAATGCAAAAGGGTTTAGAGAAAACGGCCTCACGATCATCAACAAGCATTATGAGTCAACCCTTGAAGTGCTTGTCAGAGATTTGCGAAGAGATAAAACAGGTCAGATCATGACCAGAATCAAAGAACTTGCAAGGCGAACAAATAGCCATTGGGCAAGCCTACTTTCCACCCTCATAATCGCCGCTGAAACCGGCTTATGCTATGACGGTCAGGCTTTTTTTGATACAGATCATGATGAAGGCGATTCAGGCGCACAGTCAAACGACATTTCCGTTGATATATCCGCCCTGCCCGTTATAGAGGCCGGAACAACCACCAATCCGGCGGTGGCAGAGCTTCAATATAGCATTGCGAAAGGTGTGCAGCAAATTTTATCTTTTAAAGATGACCAGGCAGAGCCTATGAACGAGGACGCAAGTTCTTTTATTGTGATGGTTCCCATAGTTCTCATGAACGCTGCAATGCAAGCAGTAGCAACACCGGCGCAGGTAGCGGAAACACAAACAGCTTTACAGGCGTTAAAATCTGCTTTCTCTTTGTCCGTTGTGCCGAATGCTAGATTAACCTGGACTGACAAGTTCGCAATGTTCCGAACAGATTCCTATATAAAATCTTTTATCAGGCAGGAAGAAACAGGCGTGAACCTGAAAGTAAAAGGTGCTGGTTCTGAATACGAATTTGATAACGATGCACACCAGTACGGAGTTGACACCTGGCGTAATGTGGCTTATGGCTATTGGCAAAATTCTTGTTTAATTACAATGGTTTAAGCATGGCTACTTTCTCAGAGCAAATGATAACGGACTCGTCAATTTTCATGGAGCCTGACGAGTTCGGGCAACCTGCAATTTATACAGATTCAGATTTAAACGAAATATCTTGTAATGTTTTAATCGAGCATGATGTTTTACTGCAACCTTCTGGATTTGATTCTCAAGTGGTTGAAATAGGCACAACCATAGAAGCCTTATTTTCAGATATTGGAGCCCCTAAAAAAGGCGATCTTTTTACAATAGATTCAATCGTTTATAATGTCATACGGGTAGAAGAAAACGACAAAATTTTTGTAAAAATGACCGTTTCAGAGGAAGCAGAATAATATGCAAATCAAGGTTGATTCATTCGATTTAGATCGAGTAAAAAATATGGTTTCTGATATTAAAAAGGGTTATGAAAAAGTCGTTGTTTCTTCTATTAATAAAACTGTTAAAACTACAAAAGTTCAGAGTAAGGCCAGGATCGGGAATGAACTAAACCTACCGGCCAAGAGGATTGACAAAAATCTAACCGTAAAAAAAGCAAGCTATTCAACGTTGTCAGGTGCCGTTGTCTCAAGCGGAACGCCGGTGGGCTTGATCCAATTTGCTCCGATTCAAAAAGAATCTGGAATTTCTGTAAAAGTTTTAAGATCAGGTACAAGAAAAATCGTAAACCATGCTTTCCTGGCAAAAGGTCGGGGCGAAGCCGGAACAAATCACATGTACATGAGGGAATACAATTGGAAAGGTGGCGCACCGGGGGTCAAATTTTCAAGAGGCAAGAGATACCCGAATGTGGCATGGGGCAGGATGCCTGAAAAATTCAGCTTTCAAGTTAGGCGATTAACCGGCCCTAGAATCGAAGACATTTTTGCAAAGCAAAAAATCCTTGAACCTATCACAATTCAGGCTAACAAGCTTTTGGCGGACACGGCAAATAAGCAAATCGGTGAAATAATTAGGCGGCATAATTTATGAGCGCAACAATAAGGGAACAAATAATTGCTGCATACGTCACACGCCTGGAATCCTGGACAACCGCAAACGGGTATAACCACAATTGCGGGGCAAAGGTGCAAAGGGCAGTGCAGCATGTAGAATTTAAGGACTTGCCGGTATGCGTTTTATTCCCTCAATCCGAAGCGGTCGAACAAAGATATAATCAAAACCTCTGTGAAATGACCATAAAAATTGAAGCTATCGCAACCCTGGGAACCGGCAACGCCTCAGAGATTCAAGAAGAATTGCTCGGCGATATTATTAGAATTATGACAGATCAAACCGTTTCCGTGACCGCATTAATTGAGGATATCGTTTACACAAACGGCGGAGGCGCAGAATTGATAAACCCGGAAGAGCAAACCGTGGGAGCTGTGGCAGAATTTAAGATAAAATATTTTACTATAATCGGCGATCCATACAGCCAATAAAAAAAGAGGTAAAAAATGGCAACAAGTAAAAATGCTAAAACAATGTTCGAATCCGGTCAATCGGTAGCCGATTATGCGGTTATGACTGATTCAGGAGATCATATTATTCACACCGTTTCAGGCGGAACAGTATTTTCCGGCAAATCAGGTTTCGCGGCAGACGTCAGGCCAAACGGGATTGTGACAGGCCGAAATATTCTTTCTACTCACGCCACAGATGACACCGTGACGATTGCGGCTTTTACGGCATATTCAGGCGGTACATTATATGAGGTCTCTGCTACATCATTAGCAATCACCAGAGCCGCATCAGATGTAGCACAAATTCATTCAGTAACTATGAATAGTTCAGGCACAGCAGTTCTCGTTGAGGGCACAGATTCAGCAGATTCAACATTGTCAGAGGTCAGAGGTGCAGCCGGTGGTCCACCTTCAATCCCAGCCGATTCCGTAGAAATAGGTCAGATCAGAGTAACCGGCAATACCTCCGCTGTTATTACCTCTGATGAGATTTTCCAGGTAGCAGGGACGCACACGGAAAGGGCTTTTTCACCGGCATTGACAGTTTTTACACTCGGGGAAGGTGACAAGGCGACTGTTTCAGCCGAAAAAAACGCCTACGTAAAAATGGATTCCGCATTGCCGATGGTTCACGGCACAACCGCAACCGATCCGGCAGACGCATATAAGTTAATTTATGTCAGATATTATGCACCAATCTATGCAGAATTAAATAAATCCCTTGATTTTGTCCCGGCTGAAAATTCACATTCTGTAAGTTCTACGCAGGTGTACAATTCCACCATCGGTTCTGTTTCTTCCACGCTTGGCCAAGGCGGGTTCACAGCCCTGATGGATGACAATATCACAGATGCGCTGTTAGCAGAGCAGGACGAAATTATTACAATCAAGCATTATCCAGATCGGAACAAAGCTCCATATACCCTGACTCAAGGCACATTAGGAATAAAACGGACATACCCCGTTGCAGATCAAAACCAGGCAGCTTGCACAATCTCAGCAGAAAACGCAACCGTAAATTTTAGTTCGTAGGGGGGTTTGATGGGATTTGATATAAAAAAGTTTGAAACTACGAATTTTAAAGATCGGATCGAGGTGGTGCCAGTCCCCAGACTGAAAATGTTTTTCGATGAAAACGATGCAGCGGAGTGGACGATTAGAGGCCTAACGGGGGTCGAATCGGCGATTGCAAAAGAAGCGGTGCGGCAAAACAGCAATATTGAAGCAGTTATAAAAGCAATAGGAAGCACCGCAAAAAGAGACCTTGTGGACGGCGTAAAAGAACTCATAGGGATCACCGAAAATGTGCCGGATGAAATTGTACAACGATATTCCTGGTTGGTTCAAGGCTCAGTTGAGCCGGTTTGCACGCATGAGATGGCAATGAAATTAAGCGCGAATTTCCCAGAAGATTTTTATCTATTAACGAATAAAATCATGGAGTTAACGGGAGAAGGAAGGGTGGGGGAATAGAACGGTTATGGGGGAATAACATGGTTCAGGCAGCGTTGACCATGTGTGATAGAAACCAGAAATTTTTGTTTGAAGTTATCCCCGATTTTTTACCCCATAACCGGCTTACAAATGTTGAATTGGCATTGTGGAATAAATATCACGAAAGAAAACAGCAGGAAAAATAATGGCGGACTTAAACCGGACAATTGCAATAATTTTTAACGGGGAAGACAATATATCTGCTCCCATGGCGAAAATGGAAAAGAAGATTTCTTCATTTTCTCGTAATGTGAGTGATTCCGTTGCACCGCTGCATGCTGCTTCTACTGCCATTTTGACGCTCAATGCTGCATTGGCTGCACTAGCTGTAGGCGGTTTGGTTTTGGCTTTTAACGCCTCCAAAGATTTCGAATCCTCCACTATAGAACTAAAAAAAGTTTTGGGCGAGGGCATGAGTACAGACGAAGCGG